CTGGCAAGCCAGCGTATCCTGTTCAACTTGTCAGAGTTGATGGATACAATGGTTGATTTAAAGTGGTTGGACACTTTAAAACAAGTCAGTATACCCTACAGTAATACTGTATGATCAGTGACAAGTGAATAAGTTCCAGACTAAGTCTGTGAACAGTACATCTAGGTTTTGGATTGAACCCAAAAACCTGGTTGTATGTTCCGCATGTTACTGTTTAGACTGCTCAGTTCATATCTTTGCTTGTTTTAAGCAAAAGCTATAAATTGAGTAAATCTGATCATCCGATAAATCAGCACTTTTAATGTGTTTTTCTATCCCAAGGATCATTTGATTGTCAACAGTCTCTAATCTATTAGCGAGAACTTGACTGGTTGAGACAGTTACTCACTGTCTCATTTCAGTCAAGCAATCATAATAGTTATCATACAATTCAGCTACTGACATTGCACTACTCGTACTTACGTACGAGTGTTGATTTGTCACGTAGTGGAATACGGTCGTGTTTTGGATTGATTCTTTAAAGAATTCATCCGAAACAAAATCGTTTAGACCTGTTCTGAATTGCTTACCGTTTAACCTTGAGCTGTAAGCTTTTCCCTTTAAGGTTTTCCACCCATTACGAAATAGTTTACGTCTGGAGAATTTACTTCCAGCGCCAACCGTTTCATATGAGTTGAAAATCTTATATGACTCTTCCCTGCATCATGAATCAAAAATCACACTTGTGATTTCTAGTTCACGAATGTTGTTCTTGACTGGCTCTACCCAATGAGAATTTTCATCATTGGCGGCACAGTCTACAACCGACTCTATTACTGTTTTGTGTCTATGGACTGAAGAACTTCTTCATCCAGGCGACACTCTTCAATAGTAGAGTAAGGCAGCTGCAGTCATCGGTATGAGGTTATCCTTATACCTGGGATTCAAGGCGTCCAATCTAGACGTTAGTCCTCTATCTATACAGATTAATGTGAAAAGACCAAGTGTCTTTGACATCAATCTTATCGGTATAGGACTAATTTCGGTCCCACGACGAAATAACCTTTTGGCTATTTCTAGGGATTGATCAGATTTGGGATGGATACTGTCTTCATCTTTAGTACCAATTCCAATGGAATTGGCAATTAAGATGTAGGACTTCGCTACATCTTCGTTATAGATGACGAGATCGTCACCTAGAACAAAGTAGTTAGAGAAGTTATCGTAGCCACATAAGCGTGCTGACAATCGAACAAGTATATGATTAGTCATTGACAGGGCTGGTCATGAGCTATATAAGCCCATTGGCTGTCCTGTCATGTATCTAATCCGATTACTTGATCGACTATCGACAGTTTTAGATGGTGTCGAAAAATCTCAACTAGTCATCAAAGTATGTCAGTCGTTACCTAGTTTATCTGAATCTCAGACTAAGCTAAGTATATGTCTTGTTAACTCTGATGGAATACGGTCAGTAGCTGACGTAAGATCGATAGAATATGGATTTCCATATTTATCTTTCTTATCTCAGTACTTACCTACTAGTGAAGTTATCTTCTCGTGGCGATAAGTTAAATCACCATCAATACTTGAGATCTTCTTCATGAGTTTATCGTGAAGGGGTCTCAAATATTGTTGGCTTAACCAATCACCTATAGCGATTATCCGGGTTTTACCCTCGTAATCTGCTATTGAAGATAGTCTTCTCAGATTAATTGATTGTGATTGACTATTAAATGTTTTAAATTTAGTAATTCAATCAAGTTTTCCATAAGTATCTCATGAACTCATATAATGGGATCCAACTCCCCTTATATCATTGAGTTCTTTATCTGAGTACTTTTGTAATTCTATGAAAGCTGATAAAGATGCTAGACCATTCGGTCCTCTTTTAGAAGACCATCTTGGTTTCATCTTAACACCTTCTCATCAATCAACTTGATCTTTTGAGATACCTAAATCTTTTCAGAACAAAGTTATTTGTTGTTTAACTAAAACTAAATTTCTTGAAGCTTT